CAACTTTCATTGGTTTCATCGTATCACCTCAAACTCCCACATAGAGCGCAATCGGGGTGTCCACACAAATCATCACCTTGTGGTTCGCCTCGGCGTGGATAGGGGTTTCCTGTCTCCATCATCTCGCTCGCATAGCCGTTGCAATTTTGTGCTTGCTTAAGCAACCGAAAAGCCGCTTCCATTGGTTTCATTGGTCAATCCTCCTTCCTTCTACCAGCGCGGCTGTGTCAGCCATTTTGTGGATTTCTTCCCATGACATTTCGTGCCATTCTTCGTTTGAAACGGGCATGCTCATACCCGCGTCGTCAATTGCGGCGGCGGCTTTGCTGATAACGGCATCTCGGTCACCACGAAGTGGGTCACCCCAAACATCCTCGTTAGCGGGAGTGCTGGCTCGGACAAACCCAGCGCGCTTGAGCAACAACTGCGGACTATCCATGCTTTTTCGCATCGCGATGATTTCAGCATCCATCGTTTCCATTTTGCTGATGAGTGCCTTCATCAGCGTCATAGCGTCGGACTCTTCGGTCACGCTCACACCTGTCCTTGCTTCTTGAAGTGGCTACCGATTCGGTCGGGACCAATGTAACCCATTGGACGGTCGCCCGATTTCGCGATAACACCTTGCGTGCTGTTGAATTGCATGACAGGCGCACCGCCAGCATACACATCGTTGACACCGAGAATGCGGTCATTCTGTCCGGTTTGTGCCTTGTAGATTTGACCTACATCATCTGCGAGATAATCGCTGGTTTGTTGAATGCTTCGTAGGAATTGTTCGGCTGAAACAAGGTCGTTGTTTGCGAGCGCGACCTTAAACTCACTCAACGAAGTTTCAAGTTTGCGCACCATCGGGTCCATCTTCTGCAACAGGCTCATGCGTCCGACGAGGACGCTTCACCACTTTAACCTATTGGAAACCGCTTTCTTTCTGTTTTGAAGTTGGGTCTTTCGCGGCTTGAACGCTATCAAGAGCCTCTTCAATAGGTGATTTTTTCGCACCGCGTTGATTTTTCTTGGTGGAAGGTGCGCCGGATTGATGAGTTTCGGAACTGATAGGTGCAGGACCGCGGTCGCGTTGACCTGTGCTTTCACCGAGGCCGACGGCTTTCTCCATCATCATGATTTGACCGCCGCCTTGAGGTGGAGGCCCTCCGCCTCCGGGGGGAAGCCCTGCCCCCGGAGGCATCATCGGACCCCCACCCTGTGGAGGTATGCCGCCCCCCGGCGGCATAGGTGGAGGCATACCGCCACCCGGAGGCATACCGCCACCCGGAGGCATACCGCCCATCGCGCCACCCTGCTGTTGCATGGCGGCTTCTTGTGGGTCGGGTTTCTTGTAGACGAAGCGTATATCGCGTCCAGCATCCTCAGTCAATTCCGGCTGGAATCCAAGTGCTTGCATGCGCTGTGCGATGTTAACTTCTTGCTCGTCGCGACGAAGACGCGTGATTTCATCTTCTTCTTCGTTCGGATAAAGCGTAAGCGACCAATCATGAACACCCATTTGCTCAAGCAATCGTGGGAACAATTCACGCGAATACAACTTTTGACCCGATTCAACCGCACGATTGGTCACGAGGATTTGCATACCTTCGTTGTTGAGTCCGCCCGATTTACCCGCGTCCATCATAAACACATTGGATACGCCGTAGAAAGCGGCGATACGCATGCGGATTTCGTCGCGAACTTGTGCGTATTGCATCTCATCAAGGCTATCCATAAAGCGGACAAACTCAACTTTACCGCGTCCTGTGGCCGACTCAACACCAACCTTCGGGATGTAGTGCGGGTCGCGCTCCATTTTTTCTTCTGCGCCTTTCCAAAACGAAGCGGTGGATTGAATGTTGTCCGTGGTGATAGCGAGAACGCCACGAGGAATGCGACGCTTTTGATACGCGAGGTAGATGTAGTTGTCCATCGCGGTGAGTGATTGCGCCTGTCGCCACATGCTGGCGACGGGTGAACGACCGTAGAGTTTTGACGGATTGAACTTTGAGAGGTGCAACACTTCACCGTCAATGTAGTATTGCGTCTTTCCACTACCGGCGGTGTTGATGTAGTGAACATCTTGGAGAGGCAAACCGCAGTTGTGAACTTCACACTTTTTGTGGTCGCCGTTGTGAGGATAGGTCTTGTCGCGATGCACAGGACACAGGAGGTATCGTCCTCCGCGCTTACCTGCCTTGTCAGCCACAATGCGCATGAAAGTAGGGTCACCGCGCACCAACTCTTTGATGCGGAAGAACTCAATTTCACCACTCTTGGGGTCAATGAAATACTCCTTGATGAGCAGAAGGAACGCGTCGTCAACAATGTCCAAATCCCACTCAATCTCTTTCATCACTTCAATAAAGGATTGGTCCATGCTGTTGCGTTGTTTCATCAACCAGCGCGGGTAAAGGATTTGGTCAGCGTCGGGGCTTTCAAACTCTTCTTGACCGCAAATGCGACATTGGCTCACCGTATCGTGCTGATATTCTTCTTCGCAGTTGGTGCATTTCTTGTGAAACTTCTTCTCCCAATAATAGCCGCGACGAAAAATCTCTTGACATAGCGTGTTGATGGTTGTGCGAAGAATAATGGATTCTTGAACGGTAGCGTAAAGCGCGGGGATGGATACACCTTGAACGAGAACAGGTTCTTGGATGCCCGTTTTCCAAAGCGGCATTTGCGGTTCCGGAGTCGTTCGGCGATTGAAAGGTCGCGTTAGCGACGATAAAAAACGGCCAACTAAGCCTTGTTCTTCGGCCATCACATCATCTCCACAAGTCGGTCAGCGTCGTCAAGGAGACGAAGGGTTTCACCATCCCGACTGAACATCGCACGCACTCCCGCCTCATCAATGTTCCACTCCTTAAGCAATTCTTCTCGCTTGTCCGGAACATCCTTCCAATTCAACCATTTGACGATGCGATACAATTCATCGCGACGCGATTTGATAATGTCAGTTTTCCGACCGCGCAAATCAAGCAATTCAAGCACAGCACCCGCTTGCCCCTTCTTCATGCGGAGGTGTGGTCGGATACCTTTCATCAGTTTGCGCAGGTCGTCTTCGCTATAAAATTGAAGACGGTGTTGAGTGCGTCGGCTGTTCTTATGGATTTTCAAATCGGTTTGTAACACACCACAGCCGAGGGCTTTGTGCAATTGTTCGCAATGCAACTTCCCTCGCTCGCCTGTTGCGATAAAACCAGCGCGCGGCTCAAGTCGTTTGGTGATGGTGATGTAGCCATCAGCGTCAAGGAAGCCAGCGGCATACGCCCACACATCCTTGAAAATCACGGTGTTGTCACGAACAATACCCCACCCTGCGCCGACCTTTTCAATATCGTATTCCACACCATGCATTTTGAAAAGTGCGCTCAGTTGCGGTATTGAAAGATGCTTGGTGTTTTCCATGCTCACAAAAACTTCACTCGCAGGTAATGGTCCGCGTTCTTCAAGCACCGTCGCGGCTTTTGTCAAAAAAATCGCATCGGTCTTTTTGATATTGTCAACCGAATGCAGACTGTTTCGCCACTCCTTTTTTGCATTCTTTTTCAGTTGTTGCGCGTCAACCCACATCTGCCGTTGCTCTTCGTTAAAGTCACCATCAATTAAGAGCAACTTGCTGATGGTGTCGTTGGCTTTTTCCCATTGCACACAGGCGCGACGAAGTGCGTATTCGCGCGTTTGACCGTGTTTGCGAAGTGCGATTAAATCGCGTTCGCTTACCCCTAAGTTCCGAACAGTAGATTCGTGCTTTGCAATCCAATCAATTGATTGAAGTGTAGCCTCTACTTCCTGTTTTTTTGCAATGCGTATAGCATCAATCGCATGGTCAATGGCTTCACGCATGTCTTTGTTTTCGCGCCGCGCCATGCGGAGGTCTTTCACCAAATCCCCAGCACCGCGACCAAACATGGACTGAAACCATCCGCCGTCGGGAAGAGAACGCTTGAGTTGTTGAGCAACTTCCCGCGCCATCTCTTTCTTTTTTTCTTCTTCCTCTACTTCGTTAGGGCGCGGAGGTGTAGGGTTTGCGTTGGCTTCACCCTGCCCTTGAGACACAGGCATGGGTGCATCACCAAATGTCGGACCCTCAATGACATTCTTCAACAACGGATTGTCGCTGAACAAATTGGAGTCCGACAAATCAATCAATACGCTCGCCCCCACCATGTTGCGAAATCAATTTGACATGTTAAGCACCTATCGGATTGGGTTGTCGCTTTTTTACACCTACGACACACCGTTGCATAACGAATGCGCTTCGGCAACTTCGTCCGCACCCTGTGCTTGAAAACATCGTAATGTTTGCGAGGCATCACCACTTCTCCTTATCCGCCCAATATGCGGCACTCATCGGACCACGCGCTATGTTCTTTCGGTGTCGCGACTTGAATGACTTACGCTTTGCTTTCATCCGCGCGGATTCACCAGCCTTTGGTTTACCAGCAACGCTCGCACCCTGTTCACCAAAGCGAATCGTCTTGGTCTTTCCACCCGACCGAGCCACCACGATGTGGGACTTCTTGGGATGGTTAGGGGTGCGCTTGGGCTTGTTGTAGCCTTCCACACCCGCGCGCTCAAGGCGCGGGTCGCGCTTACTTTCTTTGAGCAGTTCACTCCAAGCGTGAGGCATGGGTTCACTTGTGTTGATAGGATAGCCTTGCTGTTTTTGCTGTTGTATAACAGGGTCAAACTCCGGTCGCACCATCAAACTGTTTGGGTCATATTCGGGAAGTAACTTAAAGGCATCTCTTTGAGGTGTTTGAGCCAATTTGTTCGCAAGATTTGCTCGCATTTTCTGTCCTCTTGAAAGGGTTGGATTGTTGAAACCTTGCTCTAAACCCATCACCTCCCCCGCATCGGGACGAGGCGCGCGACCAAAAACAGCACGCGAGTTTTGTTTGTCATAGACTTGTTGTTGCAGTTTGGGGTCCATACCACTCATGTATGGGTCCCACTTGATGTGTGCTTTGTCTGTTCTGTTTTCCGAAACAGGGTGTGAAAATGCGCCAAAATGACTCAATGCGGGGTGTAATGTTCCACCCGTATCGGGAACGCCCTTAAAACCCCCCATTTCGGGTTCTCCCCGTGAGTTAGCGTTTCCTTTAAGAAAAATCCACCAATTGTCATTCACTACCGCCAACTCTTCGGCGGTGATTGGCTCGTGCATAATGTATTCGTATTCTGTCATGTCAACCCCTCGTCAAATGATGATACCCGCATACGCATGGGTATGTTGTAAGGAAAAGTTGCTCACCTCTTTGTCGCGCGTATTCCATTTGCCTCTTCGCGGCGTATTGCGCTTGATACGGGTCTTGATACGGGTCTTTGCTCGGTGTAGGGCATGGTGGATAGTCGCCACGGTCGTTGCGCCCCTTCATGAACACCCACGCATTGTCCATCGCTTTAACGATAGTGGGCTTTCCGCCTACACCCTGCTTTTTGCTACGCTTGCGTTTGGTAGCCGCGCGCTTTTGACCTGCTGACATAGAGCCGCTGGTCTTGGGGGTCTTACTTGAAACCTTGACGGATGGGCGACACTTCGGGTAACCCTTGCTGGAAGTGTTGGCTTTGCTTCGGCCACACGGAGGATGCTTACCATCCTTACCTGTGCGCGAAACATCCACCCACTTCTCCTTGAACCAACGGTTCAAGTTCTTCTCAACCGTCATTTCTTTTTCTTCCCCCTAAACTTGCCACGACAGTATTGAACAGCCCATCCATTCGCATACGCGCTTGGATACACTTTGAACTTCTTTTTTGCGGCGGCTTTGCCTTCGGGACACAGTTTCTTCTCAAGGTAGCCAAACGCGGCATCGGTCCCTACACACAAATCACATTCGCAACTCATCTCAAAAACCCCATTCGCTGAAAGGATAAATCAATCTATCAACCCCTCCATGATTTCATCCAAGTCCACGATGCGTTCGCGGAACTCCGTGGTGGCCCAATGCGCTAATGCGAGCGCAATAGCGAAGTCGTCGTGCCGACCGATGCTGTCAAGCCGTCCCTTTTTGCTCATACCGAACATCAGCAGTTCGCGCTCAAGTTCGGACATGAGCGTGCGAGAACGGTCATCACCCCACGGCAAACGGATTTGCTCTTTCTCAAAGCGCAACACCAAACCCATGAGAAGCGACTCACGGCGTTGGCGTGTGGAAATGAAGGTCTTGATGGGAAGGTCGGTGTCCGCGCGCAATTCAGTTGCAAAGACGCGCTGGAAGTTGTTCGCCTCAAGTTCAATGACATCGGGATTGAACTTTGCATTCAATCGTTGAATCTCGGTGATTTGTGTGCGGAAGTCCATGTTCTTTCTACGAATCGCGTGAACCAACTCAAGCAGTTCGGGATTGGTGGATGGGCGACGAAGCACCACCATCACGGTGTAGTCAGCCGCGCGGTCGGATGAAATAGCGGGGTCCCAACCGATGAAGTATTGGTCGTCGGGGTCGCCAACTTCACGCTCAATCAACTTGAGTGTTGTGTCTTTCGCGGCTTGGAGAATGGTTGAGGGGAAAAGACTGCTCACATCATCCATCGGTTCACACAGGTATTCGCGCGCAAACGCAATGGCGGGCATGTCATTACGACGAGCATCAAGTGACTCCAAGTCCCATCGTTCGGGCCACAACGCTTCGCCTTTCGCGTTGATGGCGGGGTAGGTTTCAACGAGATAACCTTCGCGCGATTCAAGTTCGGTGTAAAGGTCAGTTGGTGTAAATGGTGTGCCGACAATCATCAGTTTGGAGGTGTGGTGAAGCGTCGGCACAAGGACTTCGTAAAACCACGAAGCAACGCGAGCGAGTTCGGTGTCCGTCGTTCCCCACAGAATGTCGTCGCAAAGAATGAGGTCGGGGTGGATACCACGGATAGCACCACCGACCGACTTTGCGCTGATGTTTGAACCGTTGCTAAAACCAAAGAAAGTCTTGGACCACGAATCGGGTTTCTTCATTTTCGCGAGAAAAGGAACGCTGTCAATCAAATCATTGAGTGTGCGCATGTGGTGGATGGACTGATGCAGACTGTGCGAAATCAACACGGCTTTTGTCTTTGGGTTGAACGCCGTTTTCCAAAGCATGTAGCCGAGGAACAGCGTTGACTTACCGTGGTCACGCGCGGCTTTAACACAATACCGCTTACGCGATTCAAGGTTGTTGAACCATTGCTCGTGATGCCATGAAAGTTGAAACCCAAGAATCTCTTCAAAGAAAAACTTGAAGTCGCGCTTCGCTACCTCAAAGTCAATTTCTTCAATTGCTTCAAGGGAGAGCGAGGACACACGCCATCACCGTATATTCAACCCTTTCAATAACGAATCCCATGAGGCTACATGTTCGTCTTCGGACATGTTCATCGCGCCAGCAAAATCAATCTCCGGGGTGTTGTTGTTACCGACGACTTGCTCAACAATTTGTTTTGCTTCTTGGTTACCTGCTTGTGCTGATTGAACAATTTGTTTTGCTTGCGCGGGACCAAAGATTTCACTCAAAGCACTTTCTGCCGCGTTTGCTGTTTTACCGCTCAACTTGTTAGCGGCAGTCATCGTCTTTGAACCAATACCGGCTTGCATCAACGCTTCCATCATTGCATCGCGGTCCGCGAACGGCTTTTCTTGATGCTGTTGGTAGACTTTATCCAACGCATTCTTTACCCTATCACCAGCGGTTGCACCCAACTTCATTTCTGCATCAGTCGCAAACCTCGCACCGAACGATGGCTCTTCCGTGACTGTCGCTGTTTCACCAGCCGCCGCAGGTTTTGGAGCAACGACACCGGTGTCGGGTGGGTTACCAAACTCAATTTCCGGGGTCGCCTCTTCCGTTGGTGAGTCACCAAAATCAATTTCCGGAACCGCTTGTTCCGTTGGTGCATCTGCATTCGCCGCTTCTTCCGCTTCGGGTGTAGGTGCTTCGGGCAACGCAGGTGGCTGTGGCTCTTCCTCCGGAACAACATTTGAAGGAGCGAAAGCAGTTTGCTGTGCTTCGTTTACCGCTCTTCGCTCATCACCCATTCGCCTCATGCGAGCCATTGTGCCTTCTCGCGGTGCTTCTTGTCCCGCACCGATTTCTTGGATTTCGCGTCGCATAGCGTCTTGAACGGTTTCTTTCGGCATGCCTTTGTTCTTTCCTCTTTCGTGAAGAGCAGGTTGCACTTGATAATCTCGCGAAAGTCGTTCATTGATACCGGACAACGCTTGGTCTATGTTTCGGTCACCAAGTTGACTGCCCGGAACATACCTATCGCGAGCCTGTTGTTCTTCTGTTTGAGCGCGCCCCAATCCACCTTCAAGCGCACTTCGTCGCGCATTTTGTTCACGACGAGTTCGTCCTTCAATGTAAGAGTCTTTGGCGGCTTGAGGTAAGTGTCGCAAATCGCTGATTGCGCGACCTGCGCCACCCATGAACTCTTTCATGCGGTCACCAAGACCGCTTTCTTTAACGGCTTGAAGGGCGTGGCGACCAGCATCTCCAAATCTACCTGCGCGTAGTGCGTTCATTCCGGTAGGGTTTTGTTGATATTGTTGGTCCCTATCAAACGCGCGTCCAAGACGCTCAACCTGTCGGTCTTGCCTTCTTTGATTGCGGTTTTGCATACCCTCCTTGAACTTACTTGCCCCTGCCATAATACCGCGACCCATAGCCGCACCGTATTTCCCAGCGCGCAAAGCGTTCATTGCGGTAGGGTTGTCATGATACTCCATGAGATTATGTCCGCGTTGAGCGGTGTTGTATATTCGTGTCATTTCGCGAGGGCTTCTTGCGCCTGTTCCCATGAAAAGTTGAGCAGGGCGTTGTCCTTGCTCCATGAAGAACGGTTGTTGTTGTTGTTGTTGTTGTTGTTGTTGTTGTTCAACATTCTTCCGAATGATGTCGGGGTGAGAATTGTCACGCTCCGCGACGGCCTTAATGAGAGGTTCCCAAGTGTTGTCTTGAACATCAAACATGACATAATTCATGTCCGTGACGGTTCCGCCTTTCGCGAAAATGAACTCCATCGTTCCTAAGTCACGACCATGTTCAAGCATGCTACTGTTCCATTCAATTTCCCAATTTTCAACCATTCAACGCACCCCCGCAAGACCTCTTGATAGCGCGAACGACATCGGGCGTCGTGTTAAAAGATTTCGCTATGACGCCCCAATCACCAAGCGACATAGCAATCGCGCGAACAGTCGCGCTGGATACGCCAACTTCGTTTCCTAATCGTTGCATGTCGTATGCATCCATCGGGTCATATTTCACTATCAAAGAGCCACCAGCATCGTGTAACTGCACG